TCAAGTGCTTTAACTTGATTTGAAAGAATTTTACTTCCAAAGCTTCTGTAAAGAGCTGTATTTTCAGTTAACTGCTTTTGTAACTCAGCTTGTTCCTCTAACCTCTTATTTTGAAGTCCGAAGATATCAGTAAGTTCCTGAGCTTGTTTATTTTGTTCGTCAGCCATGCAAGTCTATATACATATAAATAGAAACCTCCTACTTTCTAGCAACTTTAGTACTGTAGGTAGGGGAACTAATAGCGGGACCTAAAGGCTTAGTGTTCTGAGCTGTAGCTTTTTGAATATTTTGAGATTTCTCAATGCTCTCGTTTTCATCTTGATAGTGCTTTTCAATCATTCTAAAAGTAAGTTTTCTAAGCCATATTGGCATGTTATAAACTGTCTCCCAGTTGTACCCGCCTTTGCCATGAAATACTATTTCATGAAGTTGGGTGAATAGAAAAGTCCTATACTCAGGCGTCAGGCCAAAAAAAGCTAAGACCGATCGGAAGATCGACGTCCTCCTCTACGCCATTGATTACTAGCCTGGTTGTATAATCGATTCCAGGTAGCAGTGAACTGTAATACTCTCTAAACGCTCTAGCTTCTTTAGCCAAAAATGCATTATCAATAAAGTCTCTAATGTCTTTGACTTCTCTGGATCCGTTGATAGATGTGATAGTGTATTTTAGACGTGTGGTAACTTGGGTAGAAGACTCTTGGTTAACTTTCTGTAGACCTTTTATCTCTGTGTCTATCTTACCTTCATCTCCGTGACTAAGTAGCTTGAAGGTAATCACGTTCCCGGTATCCGGTAGTGTGAAAGAAAACTCGTTAACTCCGGCGGAATACTCTTTTTCGTTAATTACCTTAGATTGGTAAGAGGTAAGGTCTACCTTATGTTCTTTCCCCTTATACGCAAACGAATACTCCTTACCGTAGGAAAGTATTCTAGCTGCTAGCATTAAAGCATCTCTATCTCCGATCAGTAGATCATTGTAGTTAATAGGAGAAACGATCATTGATTGCAAAAGCTTGTCAATTGCAATACCTTGACGAAGATAATTCTGATTGGTAAGTATATCCTCTTCTTTAGCGGTCATATACTTCATTTCAATTTTACCGCTTGATAGAGGACTGTCGGCTGGGTATACTAGTCCTTTAGAGGGAAGTTCAACGACTTCGGTTGGTATATTAAATGCCATATTTTAAATAACTTTAGTTTCTTATATATAAATATATTAAAATAAAAAACCCGGCCATGTAGACCGGGCTTGTATTTTTTATAAAGACTAAATCTTTAGAAGTTCAATACGCAATAATCCATTGCAAGCTGCAGTTCAACGTTGATGGCATCCTCTGTAGACCAGTTGTACTGACCGAAGTTAGAAGAGACTACAAATGAACCTTTGATGATCCACTCACCGATTATATCACCTACTGGTCCCAGAGCATTCAAGGTGACGTCCTTCTTGTAGAAGTCCGAGTACCCGGCCCGGCCTGTAACTGACTCGTATCCAAGTCTAGCCCACTCCATGACCGCCTGTGCACCTGAAGGTGTGATGGGGTCATAAAGGCTGAGGGTCATGTTCTGCCACTCTCTCTTACCTCTAATCTTTCTGTAAGTGTTGATGTGATCAAGCTTGATGACACCGTCTGTGAAGGAAGGTGAAGAGACACTCTTAACCAAGTAAGATGGAATTCCATCGATGTACATAATAAATCTGTTAGCTACCTTCGGCTCGAAGGCTGTAAACATAATTTCGTTTGGATCTAGTACTGGCATTTTGCTGGTCTGATTATTTAATTATAAATAGCTTATACGTTAAATGTTGCTCCCGTAGGCTGGACTACAAAGTCTAGTACGATGAATTCTGCTGTCTTGGCAGGTTGGATGAAGATCTGACCTACAAGCTGGTTGCGGTCAATAACATCGGCAGTGTTGTTGGTGTCGTCCATTAACACTCTATAAGCGTAAAGTCCTTGTCTCTGTACTACAGTCTCAAGGTATGGGGTAACGGCGGCAAGGAATCTGTTGCGGGTAGCGATTGTGTTCTGCTCAAATACTAGAGTGTTGGCCTGGTCACCGATAAAGTTCTTAAGGTTGATAAGAAGTCTGCGGACGTTGACCCGGTCTAAAGCCGAAGCCTTAGTCTGCAAGGTCTTCTGACCGTAAGCAACTACGCCTGAACCTGGGAAGGTGGCGATTGGGTTAACTTTGCCTAAGTAGAGAGTATCTCTGTCTGACTGAGAAAGCTTTCTTTCTGCCATAACTACTGAAGGAATTCCTCCTCTTAGTAGACCTGCTGGTGCGAACCATTCTGCTCCTACTCTGTCGTTGAAGGCGAATACGCCTCCCAGGACCGTTGAAGCAGGTGCCCAAACATTTTTACCTAACTCGTTGTTTGCTACCTTAACCCAGGGCCAGTAAGCGGCAGCAAATGAGCTGTTCATTCCTCCGGCTTGGGTGGTTGCAGTGGCAGTTGAGCTGCCGTACCCTACCGGGTCAACAACGTAAATTGCGTCTCCTCTAGTCTCTACTAGATCGATGAACTGGGTTACTACTGAAGAGTGAAGATCCTTAGTCAGACCTGGTGTCAGTAAGACGTTAAATCTGTATTCGTCTCTGTTAGCAAGAGTTGCGATTGCCGTATCGTAGGCAGTGGAAGGTGCAATACCCTGACTGTCGTTAGCTGCTAGGTTAACAAACTGTGCTTGAAGGGCGGCTTGAAATAATGTGCCAGTTCCGCTGGCAAAGGATCCGTTAAAAGATCCGCTACCGATTTGAAATCCTACAAACGAAGCTGAGTAGGCTGTATTAGCTACACCGTTGTTATCCAGATAGTCAGGCATTTTAGTATTGACGCTTGATACGTAGACGTACTTAGAGGCGTTAGGATATTCACCTTCCACTAATACTGAATCACCTTGGTTAGTCCGATACTGGTCCCCGATTACTCTTGCAACGTAGTTAGTTGACTTAGGGTCTAAGGAAAGATTTTGATAAGATTCAAGAACGATTTTGTTCTTTTCGTTATCATCTCCTCTTCTAATAATGAGTGAGAAAGTACCTTGCTGGGTATTCTTTGAAGTAACTTCGTATCTGATGTTATCAGCTGAGCCGCTCGCAAGAGAGTTGTTCGTTCCTGCAGAGCCGCTGTTATTCATTATAGCACCTTCAGTCATGGTGGTGAGAGTCACCCATGAGGTTGATCCGCTTGTGATCGTAGCAGATGCTGGACTAAAGCTTTGATCGGATACTCTGGTTACTAGGAGTGAAGAACCGCCCTGCTCAAAATATTTTTCGGCAGCTAGTGCAGTATAGTGGGTGTAGTAGTCGCTTCCTGACTTAAAAGCACCTCCGAACATATTCAAGTACTCCCCGTAAGAACGTACTATAGTTGGTATGTCCTGAGGGCCTTTGGTAGTAGGTCCTACTAGTGCTGTAGAGACTTCGCCGGCTGCTGGGGTTACAAAAGACAGGTCGTTTTCTCTTGAAAAAACGCCTGGTGATAAAATTCTTTCTGACATTTTAAGGAAAGGTTAATTGATCTTAGTATAAATATGCGTTAGTAGTACAAACCACTATACTGTAAAGTATGAGCCCATTGCATTAGGGAAATCGTAATCTGAACCTGAGCGTTGAAGAGGGACTTGTTTAGTAGCAATACTTCCTGTAGTCTCAATTACAAAAGTATTACTCTTAGGTTCTCCAAAGGTGTATATTCTTTTCACTCCGCCGCCAACTACTCCACCGCTGCCAAAACTAGTAATTTGTTTTGGTTTTACAGCACCTGATAGTACCTGTGCTCTTTCATTACTAAAGAATGGAACATTTACTTTTATTGCAACAAAAGCAATATTCCCTACAAAATTTGAGCCGGTTGTATGTTGAGTCCCTCCAATAGTCAGGTGATCGGCTTGGGTGAATGTATTGCTAAAGAGAAGTTGGCCATTCTGATCTCTCATAGATTCCGAAGTTATAGATCTTCTATTTCCGATATAGGTGCTAGGCTGTAGGTTTGCAGGTATGTTAACATTAGGAGGGTAGCCGATACCGTGTTCGTAAGTTACGAGTGTATAGCCGTTTCCTAAAGTTCCTAGAGTTGCACCTTTTGAAGATACGCTACTTTCGAGAGTATTTCCGCTGTCGCTAAAAGTTGTCTTTATATTGCCGGCTGGAGTTAAAGAAATTTTAATAGATTGACTAGCAAAACTGCCGGTATACATATGAAATAAAGTCTGTTCGGTAGCAGGAGTAAACGTACTAGGTTTAATTGCTAGCATAATTCCGAAAGATCCGGTGAAGAGGATTGGCAAGTCAACTGACTCTAAGCTAGAGCTAAATAAGCTATTACCGTCAAAGTAAAAAGCAGTATCACTAAAAACGATAGGTGGATTGCTGACTACAGGAGTAGGTGCTGGTATCGGGGTTGGTGGCTTAGGAGGAATAGTTGGAGGGGCCTGAAGCGATACAGGTGCCGGTGCACTTACGAAAGTAGATACTACCGGTCTAGCGTTAGAGACCGGGGAGGGCTGCTGGGCTGTCAAGCTTGTCGGCTGCAAATTAGTAAACTGTAACCTAAACTGCTGTGATTGGGTGGAGCTAGGTTGCAGTAAAGATTTTTTATCTCCTATGGCCATAATGTAAAAAGATTTTCATATAAATAGAAAAAGAGGGCCGAAACCCTCTTTACTTCTAATGCAGGATCACCAGCTACTTATTCAGCAGCAGAAACCTCTTCAGCAGGAGCATCCTCGGTCTTAGGAGCCGGTACGAACTCGCCTGTAGAAAGGTCTACAGTACCGTCGCCGTACTTATCGGAAAGTTCCTTACCAAAGGTGTTCTCTTCTTCACGAAGTTCAGCTAAGAATTTCTTAGCGTTTTCAGCTCTACGCTCAAGGTTTAGTTTGATCAATTCGATCTCACCAAATTCAATGACGATTGCTCTGTTTTTTTCCTGGAGTTGCTGAATTGATTGTAGCTCCTCTTGCGAAAGTTTTGTATTTACCATATAACGAAATTTAAATTAACCGGTTAGTTATATATAAATATATGAAAAAATATTTTAGTACACAACTTTTTCTAACATCCTCTCTGTGCAGTTATTTTTCCACCGTCTGGGATTTCGTAGACAGTATTACCGGACTTATACCAAAGTCCTCCTCCATTGAATGCAGTAGATAGAGTGTTGTCGGTATAGAGGGTGACATTATTACCTAGAGTTGCGACAGCAGCATATAATGTAATCGGATCGAAGGCTTCAGCACAGGCAGAAGCGTAGTCTCCGTACCCCCGCTGTCCGTCCCCTGCATAGAATGTAAATTCAGTGGAGGCTGAGAATCCGTAAAACTCCGAGATTGAGTCCGGGGTTGAGAATCCTGCAGCTGCGTGCAGTGTTCTAAAGTCATTGGCTGAAGATCCTAGCTCGGTCTTGATATCACTTAAAGATATCGCCCCGCTACTTTGTAAGGCCATGGACTAGTACTTTTAGTTCATCGATTTGTTTTTGCTGCTGCTCAATTAAAGTCTGCTGCTGCTTGATTGCTTCAATTAACAGTCCGGCCATGTTTCCATAAGCGACGTTGTACATTCCCGAAGCATCCTGAGATACTACTTCCGGTACTACGGCTAGGACTTCCTGGGCGATGACTCCCATGTTGGTGCTCCTATCATCAGAATCTGTTCTCTTGAAAGTTACACCTCTTAGCTGCTTTACTTTTTCTAGAGCATTTCCAATGGTCTGGATATCGGTCTTAATTCTGGCATCAGAGTAACCTGTTACGTTACCGGCAAAGGTTACGTTGCCGGACATATCCAGCTGCATTCTGTTTGCAGATGCACTCCAGCCTCCTAGCCTCATTACGTTGTCATCGTCTAGTCCAAAGTTTACAGCAAAATGACCAGCTTTATGAAAGGACATAAATGCTGCATTATTACCGGTGGAGTAAGCTTGAAGTTTAGCAGAATCTGTTGCTCCTGACTTACCTCCGTTGTTTGTCTGGAAGTATGTTATACCTGTTACTGTTCCTCCTGAGAGCGGTAGAGCGTAGTTGCTGTAGTTTCCGGAGTGAAGTACAGTGCGTTCAGTTCCGCCTCCAGTTGAACCAGCTGAAAGGTACATCTCTCCACGATACCATCTGTACTTCCAGCCAGTATTGTGCTGGTAGTGGCCAACTTCATCTGAGTTGGCCATTAAGTAGTTGCTGCTGTCGTTAAACCATATACCAGACCAGCCGCCTTTCGATCCAATCATTTCCCAGGCTCCGTAGGCTCCTGTGTTTGGTCTTATGTGTGCATTATTTGTGCTTGAAAAAATACCTCCTCCATTTACATTCATCCAAGACGGTATATACAAGTAACCGTTAGATTCGTATACAGCTAGGTTACTGGCATTGTTTGTAGCATGCTTTCCATCTACAGTGTCAGCATTACCAGCCGAAGTTGCATAGTTTACTGACTGAGAACCAATGTTTCCAGCGTGAATTACAGCGTTACCAGTAGATATACCACCGCTTGTACCGTTCACATACAACATGCCCCTGATCTTGGTATTGCCACTTCTATCAATGCTGAGTCTTGCGTGGTGAGCATCACTACTTCCCCATCCATCACCTATTCCATAGTGGGGGTTATCATCACCGGTATTATTGTAACCTATACTAAATACAAACGGGTCGTTATTTGGTATACCTAGATTCCACTGTCTTGCTCTACCTGATTCAGATCCAACAAATGAGAACACAGCACCGTGATTGAGGTTGTTAGCGCCAGTAGCGACTAATGCCATATGTGGGTAGTAGGGCGCTGAAACTACTAAGTATTTTCTATCGTTGTCAAGAGTGTATACTCCGTGCGTTGACCCATCTCCAACGTGTAGAGATACACCGCTTGATGCATCCGCAACCCTAAGCGTTGATAAATATGAATTTGAGTTGGGGTTTAAGAAGTAGTTTGTATCTTGGTTATCGTAAAATATGTTAGCTCTTAAAGCACCTGTACTTGACTGTATCTGTACGGCATCAGATGAGTACATTGGGGATGGATTACCTGCACCCCAAATAGCGTTGTACCAAGTTCCGTCAGTTCTACCTGAATTATGAGTAACGGTACCAGCACTATCTGCATAGTTTACACGAACAGCAGCAGGTGTTCCTGGAGTAACCTGAAGTAACCACCTAGTGCCATCGTAGGTCATATACATATAGTAAGGCGCAGCGCCTCCGTAAGTATAAGGGGCATCTGAAGCATAAAGCCTTGTAGAATTCAGTGAATATGTAGCATTACCATTGATATTCATTGAGTTGCCGCTAGTGGTAAACGTTGCAAGTGTTACTCCAGTGCTTGAAGCAATCCTTAAACCTGTCCCGCTGTATGCTACAATTTCTTCCCAGTCGTCGGCGGCATTCCATATGTAGTGGTTGTTGTCTCCGTTAGTTCTGAGGTACAGCTTGTTATCGTTAAGACCAGTGCTGCTGGTCATATCACCGTACGGGACAGCATAGCTTCCAATGTTTCTATTGTCAACTACGATTCTCCAGTCCCCCCAGGTGCCGGAATTTTTACCTCTAATTGCAATCTGACCAGTTCTAAAGTCCCCGTAAATTTGATGAATCCAAGTACTACTGTATGCTGAAGAATATAGTCCTCCATCTGTCTGTCCGAATAAAGAAACAGAAGTATTGTAACCTATCTGGTTTTGGGTTACGTTATCAGGATTTATTGGAGCTCCTGAATTGTTAATAGTAAGGCCGTCTACAGAACCAGCTGAACCTGCGGTAGTTGCACTACCTGCACTAGTGGCTGAAGTAGCTGTATTAGCGTTGCCGGTGATACTAATACCCCAAGTCCCGGATGCTCCTGTGCCTGTAAGGGTTGGGCTATAGTTATTGTAGTTTGCAGAGGATAAAAGTGTTAACCAGGCATTCCATGTACTGTTTATCCCGTTTCTAAATACTAGCTGAGCAGGGCCTGAAGCGTTAACACCGCTCTGATTAGTAAATGCTAACTGGTAAGATGAATCTCCGGTACTTGCTGAAGTTCCATCCCATGGAGCGTAAGTCATTACTCCGGCATAATTTCCGGTAGCTCCTGTGATAGAGCCTGCAGTAGCGAAGTCGAATCTGACTGAACGGGGGTTAGACGTTGGCAGTTTGTTACCAGCGACACGGTCACCGTCTGGCGAGGCTACAAAAGTTGCAGTGGTTGCGTTAGCTGCGGTACCACTAGTACTAAGTTTTCCATCTAAAGTAGTTTGCAGATCGGTTATATCCCTAATGCTATGAGTGTGGCCGGATACTGAATAATCTCCTGATGCTTGTTTTCCGTCTAGGGCTGTCTGTAATCCTGTAACGTTACCAATACTGTGGGTATGAGAAGCAGCTGCGTAAGTTCCTGAAGTAACACTGAAGGTAGTGCCGGATAATGTTAATCCTGTCCCTGCAGTATAAGTAGTATTAGTATCTGTATCAGTAGAAGTAATGGTAATAGTTCCTCCTGACTTAGAGATAGTTGTTGCTCCGCGTCCGACAAGTTCAATATTACCGGTGGATAGGTCCCCGGATATGCCGACTGAGGTTACTGTGTCGACATAGGAGGTAATGTAACCCGGACCGTTAGTGAGCTGGTTAAGATTAGTTAAGTTACTATCATTCCAATGCTTTTTCCACCCCTGCCTCACACCATTCATAATGGTCTGGGTGTAGATATCACCCACACCTGTGCCGGTCATCCGAACAGCTAACGTATTGCTGTAGTATGAGAGCGGGGACCCGTGTCCCATCCTTATAGTATTGTGCCAGTCCCCTGATGGTGCTTCGTCAAGGCCTAGGCCTGGGGCTTGCCAGTACTGTAGTGCATTAGAGGGGGTATCTCGAGTTGAGTTTACATAGTTTGAATTTGCTGCAGTACCTGTAGTGTCTTGATTCCAGGTCGGAACAGTACCTGTTAAACCTGAATAAGCTACATTGGTAGCCGTAGCAGCATTACCGCTTATATTAGTCTGGTCACCTGTGTTAGTTCCGCTTGAGGTGCCGCTAAAATTATTAGCAGATATGTTACCGCTCGTCCATATTCCTGAACCGAGAGCGGCTGTCGTTCTGCCGGCCTGCATTAAGAGTAGCTGGTGGTTAAGTCCGGATATTGATTGAGGGTTGTTGCCTGCTCCTCCGTACCCGGGGTTGTAAGACCATCCCAGTCCGTAAAAATCGCCGATGGTACTTGAAGCGCCTCCGTCAGTTAGAACATAAGCAGCACCCATAGCAAAAATAGCTTGGGTTTGGGTGGCATCATAAACTCCTACTAATCCTTTTCTTCCGTTACTAAAAACTATATTTTGTGAAGTAGAATTACCTCTATTTGTTACTGTGCCTAGAGTATCAGTTTCAGTGTATCCGGTAATAAACCCGCTTGGGTTAGTGGCATTGTAGGGAGTAAAACCTAGTGAGGCTTGTTTACCGTCTAACGAGGTCTGCAGGTCAGTTATATCTCTAATACTGTGAGTATGTCCAGATACTGAATAATCTCCTGATGCTTGTTTTCCGTCTAGTGCTGTTTGCAGTCCGGTGACGTTACCGATACTATGGGTATGGGAAGCAGCTGCATAAGTTCCTGAAGTAACACTAAAGGTAGTTCCGGTTAAGGTCAGTCCAGTGCCTGCAGTGTAGGTGGTATTAGTATCTGTATCGGTAGAAGTAATTGTAATAGTTCCTCCTGACTTACTGATAGTTGTAGCTCCGCCTCCTCTAAACTCTACATTACCGGTGGATAGATCTCCCGATATTCCAACTGAGGTTACTGTGTCAACATAGGAGGTAATATACCCCGAATCATTAGTAAACGAAGATACTGCTGTTGGACGGCTTGATACGTTAGTCCATGCTACTGCACCGGCACTATCAGCATACCCAGCGTTTATCTTTCTCCAGGAACTTAGTCCGTTGTTTTCATTAAACCTTACTGACAGGTAGGGGTTAGTCTGGTTTCTATCGATTGCCAGATACATTCCATAAGAGCCTGCTCCTGTTGAAGGGTATTCGTTGCCTAGTCCTACATATAGCGAGTAGAACTGGCTGCCTCCTCTTCCTGGACCGTTCACAC